GCAAATCGGCGTGATGGCCGTTGTGGCCACGCAGAGCGTAGGCGGGGTTGTTCAGGGGGTGGACCCCCCGTTCACTGCCATCATCCCACAGATGCTCAACTACGCAGAGTTGCGCATCCAGAGAGACCTCGACCTTCTTCCGTCTCAGCAGACCGGAACCTTCACGCTCACGCCGAGCAATCCCATCCTCGAGATTGATGTAGACGACTTCGTCGCGATTGAGACGATGCAGGTGACTTCCGGCACCGCGAAGATTCCGCTTCTGCCGGTGACGAAAGAGTACCTGCAGAATGTCTACAACGACACGGCGTTCACCGGCATGCCAAAGTTCTTTGCCATGTACGGAGGCGACTCTCCGGGCGGCAACCTGTACAACTACATCCTGTTCGGGCCCACTCCGAACGCCGCGTATCCGGTGACGGTCAAGGGCACGAAGCGTCTGCCGTCGCTCTACAAGTTCGCGGTCGTCGGTGACGCTGACACGCAATACACTTTCATCAGCACTTACCTTCCGGACCTGCTGATGTTGGCGTCGATGATTTACATCAGCATGTTCCAACGCAATTTCGGCGCCGCAGCGAACGACCCTGAAATGGGCTTCACCTACGAGTCGCAGTATCAGGCTCTGCTAAAGTCGGCATTCGTCGAGGAAGCGCGCAAGAAGTTCCAAGCGTCGTCGTGGTCATCCGCGTCGCCCGCTGTGGCCGCCTCGCCGGGACGCTAATCCGTGCCGCACGCCTCGCTCAATCGACCAGAACGAAACGCCGGCGCTCAACGAGACTGGTCTTTCGACCTCCAACCTTGTTCGTTTCATCCCGGACAGGAACGGTCTTGGCCTTGTCCAGAAACTTGGCGGATGGGTGAAATTCTTCAACGACACTTTCGCAACGCCAGTGCGCGCTTTGTGGGGGTGGGAAGACACGAACTCCCAGTCGCATCTCGCTATCGGTCAGGAATCTGACCCTCTCACCGATGAGTCTGTACTGTCAGTCCTCACGAATGGCGTGCAAATATTCATCACTCCGCGCTCGGAGCAGACGGACATTGCGGAAGATTTTGACACGACTGCCGGCAGTCCGGTAGTCAAGGTCACGGACGCCACCACAGTTGGCCTCATCGGGTTCAACACGGTTTACATCGAGACTCATGTCTCAGTCGGCGGCGTCATTCTTTTTGGTCTTTACCCGATGGTGTATGTGTCTGCAACCGAGTACAACATCACGGCTATCAATGTGCTTGGAGAGCCGTTTCTCGCTTCTTCGACCGTTACAGCGGGCGGCTTGGTTGCGGAGTTCACCACGGTTTCAAGTCAATACACCGTCAATGTGGAACTGGCAAATCACGGCTATCAGGTTGGCGATACCTATCCGTGTCTTGTTGCAACCACGGTCGGCGGCGTAACTATCTTTGGCAATTACACGATTCGCACAATCGTGGACGCCGACAACTTCACTATTTTTGCAAGCACGGTTGCAACTTCTTCGGCGTCCGGATTCATCAACGGCGGAAATGTCAGGTTTCGATACAGTTACGGCGTCGGCGCGATTCCTATCGGCAGCGGATACGGCGTTGGTGGATATGGCTCTGGCGGATACGGCACAGGACCTGCGACGGCAACGCTTTATGGCGACCCGATTGACGCATACGATTGGACGCTAGACAACTGGGGTCAAATCCTTGTCGCAGTCCCGCGCAACAACGATATTTTTGCACCAGTTTATCTGTGGGACCCGACAAGCGGTGCGCCAATTGCAGAGGCTATTCCTACTTCGCCCGCAAAGAACATGGGCGCGTTTGTTGCGATGCCGCAGAGGCAGATTGTCGCGTGGGGCTCTACTTTTACTGGCATTGAAGACCCGCTGTTGATTCGTTGGTGCGATGTCAACAACTACAACGAGTGGGTTGCGTCAATCACCAATCAGGCGGGCTCGTATCGCATTCCAAAAGGCTCGAAGATTGTTGGATGCATTCAAGGTCCGCAACAGGGCCTTATCTGGACAGACCTCGGCGTGTGGGCGATGCAGTACACCGGCGCTCCGTATGTCTATTCGTTCAACGAACTTGGCACCGGCTGCGGCCTCATTGCGCAGAAGGCGGCGGCGTCTTTGGGCGGTGTGGTGTACTGGATGTCTCAAAGTCAGTTCTACATGCTGTCGGGAGAGGGTGTAACGCCGCTTCCGTGCCCGCTGTGGGATGTGATTTTTCAGGACATCGACCAGAACAACATCGACAAGGTTCGCATCGCTACCAATTCTCGATTCGGGGAGGTGGCGTGGTACTACCCGACCACCGGCAATGGTGGCGAAATCAACGCGTATGTGAAATACAACACGCTGCTGCAAGCGTGGGACTACGGGTCATTGTCGCGCTCCGCGTGGTTAGACCAGTCGGTTCTCGGGCCGCCCATCGGAGCAGACCCGAACACAGGTTACATCTATCAGCACGAGACCTCTCCGGATGCGGACGGTCAAGCAATGCTGCCGGCGGTGCGCACAGGATGGTTCGCCATCGCGGAAGGCGACCAGATGACCTATGTGGACCAAGTGTGGCCGGACATGAAGTGGGGCTACTTTGGTGGAGTCCAGAACGCAACGGTCAACATTACCTTCTATGTCGCAGATTACCCCGGGCAAACCCCGAAGGTGTACGGACCGTATCCGGTCACGCAAGCGACGCAATACATCTCTCCGCGGTTTCGCGGTCGCCTGATGTCAATTCAACTCTCGAGCAACGATGTCGGCAGTTTCTGGCGTATCGGCAACATCCGCTATCGAATCAAACCGGATGGGAAGTTCTGATGTCTACTTCTCTTGGCGATATTCTTACCACGCAGAAGAATGGCGTCGTCGCTCTTGGTGACATCAGCCGCTACACGCAGGCGATTGCGAATCTGTTGGCTATTTTTGGTGGATTGTCGAAGATTGGTCAGGCGGCGATGACGACCAGTTGGGCAACGCTTTATACCTGCCCGCTTGGTCAGCGCGCATGCATCGTAGACATGAACATCTGCAACACCACCGCAGCGGCCATCGGAATTTATGTGTCCGTGGTTCCGTCTGGAGGCACTGCAGGAGCGTCGAACGCTATCTTCTTCAACGCGTCGCTGCCTGCGTACAGCACGATGCAGTGGACCGGTTCTGTTGCCATGGCCGCGGGAGACACTTTGCAGGTTCAGGCGTCGGCGGCCGGCTGCACCATCACAGCGTCGGGCGGAGCGGCGTCATGAGCACCATTTCGCTTTTCCCTCCCATTGGTGCTTCCTCGAGCGCGCCGGCAACGGTGCAGTACGCGGGGGCGCAACTTGACTCGTTCGGCCGCCTGCGCGTTAGTCAGCCGGATACGCTGTTTGACAGCCAGAACCGTTATGGCGCAGACACGCAATTTGACACCTCGACCGGCACTGGAGGCAGCACAACTGCGCTGACTGACGAGTCGTCGGTGCAGATGTCAGTTACGACGACAAGCGGTTCGTTCGCGTATCGGCAGTCATATCGGTCGTTCGCGTATCAGCCGGGCAAGAGTCTGCTTGTGCTAGCCACCTTCGTGATGAACGCCGGCAAGACTGGACTTCGTCAGCGCGTTGGCTATTTCAACACGCAGAACGGAGTGTTTTTTCAGCAGGATGGCACGAGCAGGTCATTTGTTCTTAGGTCGTCAGTCACAGGCTCTGCGAGCGATGCAAGAACGGTTACGCAAGCCAACTGGAACGGCGACAAATTGAATGGCACTGGGCCGAGCGGACTGACGCTAGATGTATCGAAGGCTCAGATTCTGTTTATGGATTTTGAATGGCTTGGCGTTGGAAGCGTGCGCTGCGGCTTTGTCATCAATGGCCAGTACATTATCTGTCACACATTCGAGAACGCAAACCAGATTGCGAATGTGTACATGACAACCGCAACGCTTCCCATTCGATATGAAATCGAGAACACGGGCGCGACGGCTTCGGCCTCGAGCATGAAGCAGATTTGCTCAAGCGTTATGTCCGAAGGCGGATACTCCGCGGTAGTCGCTCCGTCGCTTGCGCGGCGCACGACTATTTTGAGTTCGATAGGAACGACATTTGTTCCACTGGTGTCGATACGCCTAAAGGCTAGTCGCACAGGCGCTGTAGTGCTTCCGTATCTAATAAACTGCCTTCCGACTTCAACGGCTAATTACGAATTTGCGTTGGTGAAGAACGCAACGCTGACATCTGCGTCGTGGAACAACACCTCGTCTCCAAATGTCGAGTTTGATGTGGCTTCTACTTCGATGACGGGCGGCACAATTGTGCAGTCGGATTTTGTGTCGTCGAGCAATCAAAGCGCAGCCGCTGTTACTGGCCCAACAGGGTACAACTACGACTTGCAGTTGGGCGCGACGGTTGGGGGTACGAGCGACATATATACGCTCGGAGTGCGTGTGCTCTCCGGCTCTAGCGGTGATGCTATCGGTTCCATCGCTTTCTACGACTTGACGAGGGGGGGCTGACATGCCACTGCACAAGGGTAAGTCTCAAGAAATTATCAGCGGCAACATCAGCGAAATGACGCACGCCGGTCATCCGCAGACCCAAGCCGTTGCCGCAGCGTTGCAGACTGCGCGCGAATCCGCTCGAGGCGGTTTGCACATGCCGTCATCGCCGAAGTCTGGTGGCAAGAAGTTGCACACGGGCCCGATTCACAGCGCCGTTGCCGGCCGCACAGACCATTTGCCGATGCATGTCCCGTCGGGCTCCTATGTCATCCCCGCCGACATCGTCTCGGCCATGGGCGAGGGCAACACGATGGCCGGCTTCAAGCGCATCAAGCGCATGTTCGGCGGCACGCCCTACGAGCAAGGCCCCGCGCCGTACTCGAAAGGTAGCGCGCCATACGACATGCCGTTGCCCGGCCGCGCATCAGGCGGGGAGACAGGCTCCGTTCCCATCGTAGCCGCGGGCGGTGAGTATGTTCTCTCTCCCGATGAGGTTCGCAAGGTCGGCAAGGGCGATATGGACCTCGGGCATCGCGCGCTCGACGAGTTCATCAAGCGGTTCCGCGCTGAGACCATCAAGACCCTGCAGAAACTTCCTCCCCCGAAAAAGGATTGACCATGACGAATGACATCAAGGTTCGAGTTGGCACTCCGGAAGACCTCGACGAAATCATGAAGATTGCGATGGTGGCCGTCGAGGAGAACGGTTTCCTAAATCCGAACCCGGGAAAACTGGCCGCGGAAATCTGGCCGGCACTGCATCAGGACCATGGCATCGTCGGCGTCATTGGTGAGCCCGGCAAGTTGATAGAGGCGTGCGTGCTGCTGCGCATCGGTCAGATGTGGTACTCCGACACTCT